CGGTATATTCAGCGGCAATCCAATCGGTCAGCGTGGCGGTCGTTTCCGCGTATTGCGTATTCATCACGGTCACGTCACTGCCCGGCACGCGCTGCTGGGCTACGCCACGGGCATAGCGGCGGAAGCGTGTGGTGCTGCCGATCACATTGTTCTTCACCCGCACATGGCTGCGCAGCAAACCAGCGGATTGATAGGCAGCCTTTACGGCTGCATCGTATTCAATTTGTGCAATTGCGCTAAGGCCCTGGGCCATTGCAATGCTCCTTCAGAAGAAAGCTTCTCATGCTCGCTTCGGATAGAGCCGCGCCTTCAGGGTCCTTGCGGATGGGCCTTTGGATAGCGGGTCCTACGCTTCGGGCTGTGCCGCCGCCCGCTTTGCGGCGACCATCCTACCGAACCCTGCCATGTTCCCCGGCGGGCTTTTGAGTTCCGCGCCGGGGTGCACCACATGGGAGGAAAGGCAGAATAGTCGCGTGATCAAACAACCAATTGGGTCCGCGCCGCGTCAAGCGGTTTTATGTCACACATTCAGCAAGCCGCGCTTTTCCAGCCCTTCCAGGGCGCGGCGGGCGCGGGAAATCTTTTCCTCGCCGCTGTCTTTTCCGGCATTTTTTTCGGCCATGCCTTGGATCATCAGGGCGCGGGCATCCGCCACGGTCATATCGGCGCCGGCCAGGCTATCCAGCGGAATGGGTTTTTCCCCGGCGAGTGCCCGCAATTTGGCCAGGGCGCGAATGCCATCTGCGTTTCCGGCGGTCATCAGCGCTTGGGCTTCGGCGTCCGTCAGGCCACCACGGCTTTGCAGGCCAGTAATCCAGCCCTTGATATCGCGCACCATCAAATCCCCATTGGGGCCAAGCTTGCCCAATTCGGCGGCGCGGGCAGCCTGGCGCGCGGCGGCGTCTTCTTCCGGTGAAGCGGCGGGCTGCTGCTTACCCCGTTGCAGCGCATCTTGGATGTAGGGGGAAATGATGGCTTCCAGCTGCTGCTGTGTGACGCCAGCCTTATGCGCGCTTTCCCGCACCTGCTTCCAAAGCGGATCGTCGGGTTTTACCAATTCTTCGGTCAGCCCTTCAATTTTTGGAAAGGCGTAGCTGTCCGGGTTTTCGGGGGTGGTGCCGATCCCTTGCGATACCTTGGCGCGCAAATCCCGCCAGCTTTTCGCCATGGCTTCAATGCGCGGCTGGTTGGTGGCCGGGTCCCAAAACTGTTCCGGGACAAATTCGGGCCGCGCGCCTGGTGCGGCGGGGGCAGCCGGGGCAGTCGCGGGCGCGGTAACGTCCACACCTTCGAACAGGTCTATGTCGCTGCTGGCGCCTTGCGCGGGCGCGGGCGGCGCGGCTGGCGCGGCCTGGGGCGGCGTGGCCGGCGCGGCGGCGGGGGTTTCCGTTGCGGTTTCGGGCGGCATATCACGCATTCTCCGGGGCGGTCAGGAACATCAGCAAATCCCGCAAGGCGGCTTTGCGGCCTTCGTGATAGGCGGTTTGGGCAAAATCCATGCCGGGGAAATAGCTTGGGCGTTCATTGGCCAGCACTTCCTGAAGCGCGGCGATTTGCGGCGCTTTGCCCAAGGCCGCGCGCAAGCGGTCCCGCTGTTCGCGCCATGCTGGGTCTTGGGCGGCCTTGTCTGCGGTAGGGCTGCCCAGCGCGTTCAATGCCGTTCGCGCTTGCGCGCTGGCCATAATGCTTTTCGCCAGAAAATCATCGGGTGTCATGTCATTGGCTCCGGTTGGGGTGGTGGGGTGGTGGCAGCCTTTGCAACCTGGCCGGCTACCTGGGCCATGACCGGGCTTTGCATCAGCTGCATCATTTGCTGCTGCTCTGCGCCGGCGGCGTCGGCATTTTCCAATTCTTTTTTATCGGGGATCAGGTCCGCCGGCACGCCGGACCGTTCCGCGATGAACCGGCCCGCCTTTATCGGGTCCAGCCCGGCCTTGGCCATGGCCGCGCCCATTTCGCCAAGATTGGCAAAGCCCATGGCAAGCTGCATTACGGCTTGCACGTCTGCGCGTTCCTGCGCCGCCGAAAGCGGGCTGGTCGGCACAATCCGCACCAGGTCCTGGCGCAGCGCATCGGTCACGCCCTGCATGCGTGGCGCCGCAAATTCACCGGCTTCCTCCAGAATATCCAGGCAGCGGGTAATGATGGGCCGCACCGCATCCACTTCCAGCCGGCCAAAGGCGCCTGTGTCGTTTTGGAATTGCCGCACCCGTTCAATCACTTCGGTTGCGGTCAAGCCCACCTGCACTTCCGGCGGCAGCGGATTGTCGAACATGATTTGGCGGATGCTGGTTTTCAGTTCCGCTTCCAGCGTCTGGGCAATGTCGAAGCGCGTTGGCATTTCCACGGCCTTCAAGCTGGCGCCCATGGGGCCACCATTGGACCGCACCGGGATCAGCGCATTTGGTGTGATCCGCACGGTATCGGGATTTAGAACCCCATCATCCAACACCGTCCACATGGGCGTGACTGCGAAGCTGGCGGAAATCAGCGACAATTCGCGCAGCTTATTCAGCGTGCGGATATCGGGCAGCGCCATGGTCAGCGGGCCGCGACCATAGGTTTCCCCCGGCGCCTTCATCCAGCGCGCAATGACCCAAGGATTGGTGCGATAGTAGCGCTTCACCATTTCATGCTTTTGGTCCTGCAACAGCACCTGAAAGCACCATTTGTCTTCCTTGGCGTCATAGGTGGTGCATTGCAGCAGCAGCACTTCATCTTCGGGCTGCGCATCTATCTTCATGCGGATATCGGCGGGCAGGGACGCATCGGCATAATTGCGCAGCAAATTCCGCCCGGCCATCCGCTGGCGATAGAACACGCCCTCGATGCTGCCAAAGGGGCCTTCATCAAAGGCCACCAAGGCGGCGGGAACGCTGGTAAAGCGCAGCAACGGCCCGCGCGCGCGGTCAGTCGCCAGCCGGCCATTTTCAATCAGGATCGCGGAAACCCCGGCGGCCAGGTCATGCGCGGCTTCGTGCATGCAGGGATCAAAATTGGAAGCATGGATATGCGCGAAAAGCTTGGCCGTGATCTGGTCCAGGTCTTCCTGCATTTCTTTGGCGTCTTGGCCCTTGGGCGTTTCGGGCGGCAAGTTCAACCGCGCCCAGCGCTGGCCGGGCGGGAATAGCGCATTGGTCAGCCGCGTGGCGAAGCGCGCGGTGCTGAGCATGGCCGTGCTGTCATAGACTTCCGTGATTTTTTGCTGGCCGTAACCGTAGCTTGACCAGGCATCACGTTCCGGCATGGCGTAGCGGTAGCAATCGCGCATCAGATTGGCGAAGGCGTCCCGCTTGATTTCTGCATTTTTGGCGCGCTTGAGCAGCGCTTCAATTTCCATGGCCATGCGTCAGGCCCCCATGGTGGCTTGCAGGGGGCGCGTGCCATCAATGATGCCCACTTCATCCAGCAGCAGGCTATTGCGCCCGGCCATCCGGGCGCGCCTGGCGCGTGAAGATGCAGCGGCGGCTTCCTCTGTTGCCTTTTGGGATTTTTCCTGGTCCGCCAATAGCCGCGCTTGGGCGGCCTGCGCGGCAAGCTGTTCCGGCGAAGGGCCTGGGATTTTTGGCATTTCGAAGCTGGGCATTGGGTTCCAGCGTTCAATGGCGTTGCCTACATCGCGAAAGGGATTTTGCACATTCCTTTCCCACTGCTTTTCAACGCGGTCTGCCATGTAATCGAATGGATTACTGACAAAGCGCACGGCTTGTCGAAACGGGTTCCAGCCCATGGCAATGGCTCCTTAAACTGCGGTTGGGAAAACATGGCTTGCGCCAAGGCGGCGCAAGTGCCGGTAAAGCTGCCGGGGCGTGACAATCCAGGGGCGGCGGATGCCAAGCAAAGCCTTCACAAATTCCACGCAGGAAAGCGGGCCACGCATCATAGATTGCGCAACTGGCCGCTGTTCCGGCACCAATAGGATCAGCGCAGCATTCGCGCGCTGCAATTCCCGCAAGGCATCACCAAGCTTGCGCGGCTGAATTTCCAGCCGCGTGAAACTGCCAAGATGTTCCGCAATAAGCGTGGCGTCTGGCCCTGCCATGCGCAGCGCCAAGCAATGGCGCCAGCGCGGATTTAGCCGGCGCAGATACCAAGGCGGGGGTGCGCCAAAGGTCTGCGCCGGAAACGCCACCAGCCAATATTGGCTATCAGGCGCGGCGGGCGGCATGGGCGGCAAAGCCTTCACCGCGGGCGAAAGGTCACGGCGCTTTCGCCCACTTCGGGCGGCGCCTGGCGGCCCATGCTGGCGGCGCTTTGATCATGCTGCGCTTTGTATTCGCGCAATATCCGTTCCACATGGCCTTCGGGCGTATCGCCATACAGGCTGGCGCGGCGGCGCAGCCAAAACGCATAGCGCAGCGGCAAGGCCACCGAGAAGATTTCCGTGTCCAGGTTAGGTTCCGGTTGTGTTTTCGGTGCCGCTGGGGCCGCTGGGGTTTCCGGTTCATGGTCAGGCGTAAGGGTCAGGGGCATTTTCAGTTCCTCATGCTTTGGGTGAAAACATCAATGCGCGGCGCGCGCATGATGGGGCGCATGGCCTGGGCGCGCCGCTGCCCCCGGCCAATGACTTCGTGATAGGCGCCACCATCCAGCAGCGCGTATTGATCCGCTTCCACAAGGTGGCTGGCCCAATTCTTGGCGGGCTTGGTTTCCTGCCGCACCACGCCGGCGGATCGCACCAGCGGAAAATAGTAATCGCGCGACAGCGCCTTGCGCGTCAGCGTGCAGGAAGGGTCAATGATCAGGCCCGGCACGCGGCCATCAATCAGCCTGGTCATGGGCAGGCGCATGGCTTCCTGCCTGGGTGTCGGGTCATTTGTGGGCGCGGGCAGCACCGCGATATTCGCCACGCGCGCCACCGTATCAATCCAGCTTGCTTCGCCCGCCCGCGTATCGGCGCCATGCGCGGCGGATGGATCGGCATGGGCGCGAATGGCAAGGCCCCGGAAGCGTTCGGCCAATAGCTCTGCCAGCATTTCACCAAAGCGGTTGGGGCCGGTAATGGAACCGCCTGCCTTTTCATGCGTGGAAAGCTCCGCCAGCTTGCGCCATTGGCCATTGACCGCGCGCTGCCAAAAGCCCGCCGCCGGCGTGCCGCCGGCGTCCATGCCGATGATCAGCGGGCGGTCCAGAATATCCAAAGGCTCCTGCGCCATGTGGATATCATCATTGAATTCCTGATAAACCGCCGTGCCGCTTTTGCTGATACCCGGCTTGTTATGCACCATCCTCCGGGCTTCATCCGGTTTCAGCACCTTCAGCATTTCCGCATAGAAATTTGCGGGCAGCACGCGCATGTTTTCCGCGCCTGGTTCCATGCCGCCTGGCTGGCGGAATAGCTTGTGGCCATCGCGCGGCTGATCCAGGAAATCAGCCAAAATCCAATTATCGAATTCCGGGGCATTGCAGGTGCCCCAGGCGTGCTTGGGATTGATGCCAATGGTTTCACGCGGGAAGCGCCCGCAGCGGGACCATACCCAAGCCAGGGTTTCAGGCAGCATCAAATCCACTTCGTCAATATAGGCAAAGCTGCCTTCCCAGCCGCGCATGGCTTCTTCCACGCGCTGATCGCCAAGCGCGATGAATTCCACCGTCATGTGGATGGGCTGGCCATCGCCGGGGTGCGTCAGCGCCAGTTCATGCGTGGCGGGGTCCCCAGCGCCGCCGCGCCATACGCCCATATTGCGCGGGAACCATTGGTTCCAGCTTGCCATGGTGGTTTTCTCAAGGTCTTTTTGCAGGCGGCGGATGACGCCAAACTTGATCTTGCGCACCCCATCCGGCCCGGCGGGCCATAGGTAGGACATGACATGCGCGCGCATCAGCCCCGTGGTGGTTTTGCCAGAACCAACCGGCCCCATCAGCGCCGATATCGGATGCTCATTTTCCAAGAAGGCTTGGGCGATTGGGCCGGGCGGTTCCCACAGGGCGGCGTTCATGTCAGCGGACCATTTTGCTGGTGTCAGGAAAATGGTGGCAGCGGTCAAGCATTGCTTGATGAGTGTGCATTGACCATGCTGTTGCGCCCATCAACATCAAAACACCGACGCATAGTAATAGGATAGCCCAAGCATCATGCCGCGTGATCGGCGCTGGTTGGTGGCGCGGGCGGGCTCGGTCAGTCATCGTCCCGGCCTTTCAACACTGCCAGCGCTTCATCTATCGCCTTCACCGCTTTGCCCGGCTGGCTGGTGGCAATGTAGGTTTTGGCCACCACAAGCAGCGTGCGGATTTCGGATTGCGCTTCCTCGGTCATTGCGCCGCTTCCTTGGCCAAGGCGTCTTCTAGGATCGCGTGCGCTTGCTTGATCCTGGACCAAAACGGGCTGGCGCCTTTGGCTTCCATTTCAATAGCCGCCGCTTGGTTCAACAGGGGCAGGGCATCCAGCACCGGCAAGCGCGGGTTGATCGGCCGGAATTTCAGCTTGCGCATGTAAGGCGTCGCGTCATGCTGAATGCCACTCTGCGCGTGTTCTTCACTCTCCACCTTCATTCTCCCCATCCAAAACCAAATCCAATGGAATTTTGGTGCAGCGGGACATGGTGCCGCCGAAGCGCAGCGGCTTGCCGAGGATGGCGCCATCCGCGCTTTCAATCGCGCTTTTCCATCCGCCTGCGGCACCGGATCGCGGCTTCCAATGCGTGTCCCGGAAAATGCTGGCCAGGCCTGCATGGCTATTGGCCACGGCCAGCCAGCCCAGCGGGTTATGCGTGTCCGGATCATCCATGGCGCGGCCATTCACTGTCATGGCTTCAAAGCGCAGCCCGATGGATTGCAGCACACGGTTGGCGTCATCGCGTTCGCCACGGAAGGGGCGGCGCGGTTCCCCGCTTTCAGCATCGGCCAGCACCTGGCGCCCGGCGGCAATGGCTATCACCGTGCCAACGCTGCGCTGTTCCCCGCTTTTGTAGCCGGGCATCAACACGCTGGTCAGGTGGTCAATACACCACCGCCATTCCGGGCGTTCTTCCGCGCGTTCGCTGCGGGTGGCATCCACCACCATCGCCACCAGCTCCGCGCGCGTGTCGCTGTCACTGCTGGCGTCATGGCGCAGAACATCCTGCGCGGTCAGCAAAGTGCCGTATTGGTCAGCCTGGCGCGCATCCATGCCGGCGGCCATCAGCGCTTCCCGCCATTGCGGCAATTCTTCCTGAAAGGCGTGCCAGCGGTCCATCATGCGGCGGAACACGCGCCGCCCCAACATCGCCAATTCATCTTCACTGATCGTGGGCGGGCGGCCAGAAGTCACGCGCTTCATGTCCAGGAACACAATGCGGCTGGCGTCTTGCGCTTTCAGCGGCGGGCGCAGCACGGATGCAAACAGGCCCATGAAGCGCGCCGCCTGCGTAATCACCTGCTGATCCGTGGTGGCGCGCATCACCAAGCCGCCACTGGCGGCCAGGCGCATCAATTCCACCTTGGCATTCAGGCGGCCCATTTCCTCGGATGGTTCGGCTTCATCATGCAGCACCGGCACCGCGTCATGCTGCAACGCTGCCCGGATGGAAGGGGCCGAGGCATCGGCCACCAGCTTGCAGTAATCCCCGCGATGCAGCAGCGCCGCAATCACGCCCATCAGGGTGGATTTGCCGCTGCCGCGTTCGCCGGCAATCCAGCCCTGCGGGCGCCAGCGCAGCGCGCCGCACAGAAAGGCCACCGATATCCAGCCGGTCAGCAAGATTGGGTCTATGTTTGGCCGGCGCCAATGCCATTGGCTGAGTAGCCCCAGCAATTCCTGGCCCGGCCCATCGGGGCCATCGGCCTGATATTCGCGCGCCGGGCCGGGCCGCGAAGGCCGCACGGGATAGATAAACCTGCCACGCGCGCCGGGCCGTTCCGTGGCGCCGGCGGTCATCAAGGTGGCGCCAAGATGCACAACCAGGTCGTCATCTTCACCGGCCCAAGCGCCCGTGCCGCGCAAGCGGTCTTCGCCGGACCATGCGCCTTCAACCGCGCAAGCATTGATCAGCGCGCCGGCAACATCATCTGGGCGGAAATCTGTGGTGGTGCCTTCCTTGCTTGTCTTCGGCCAATGCTTCCGCAGATACGCTTCATTCGGCGCGAATAATCCCCGCACCACATGCTTGGAATGCTGCTTGATCGGCACCGCGCAGAAGATGCCGCCAGCGTTCAGGTAGTAGTTCACCTGGCCATCAGTGCCCAAGGCCACCACTTGGCAATCATCGGGCAATAGCCCGCCGCCATTCTTCCGCCGCGCTTCCGGCGCATTCCGCATGGCGGCGCGGATCGGCGTAATTTTATCGTCGCGCGGTGTTGCTTCTGTCACGCTGCTTTCCCCCCAAGCGCCTGGTGCCAGGCGTTGAAATCCTTGTGGCCCTGCGGCGGAAACACCTCACGCACGCTGCGGCCCTGTTCCATGTATTGGCGCACTGCCCTTTCGCGGCCCGCACGCGCGGCGGGGTTTTCACCGTCCCGGTCAAAGGCCAGGATCAAATCGGAAAGCTGCTCAGGCAGTTGCACATTGCCCAGGTTGCTCAGGCTGATTGCCGCCAGCACGCGCAAGGCGGGGTCATGAAGCGCCAGCGTCAGCGCATCTTCGATGCCCTCACAAATCACCACCTGGTCATCGGCTGGCGCCTGCGCCAATGGCCGGGCCGATGCACCGCGCCAGCACGCAATGGCGCCGCCCTGGTAACTGCCCAGCACTTTCTTGGCCGCGCGCAAGGGGGCCTTGGTCCAGCGGCCATCCACTTCCGCCAGCCAGGTGCGATGCGTGGCAACGTGATCCCCGCGCCGATTGATGGCCGCCACCATGGCCGGCAATTCGCGGTTCACTTCCGCATTCCAGCACCGCGCAGCGAAGCGCAGCGCGCCGGGCACGCGCCCCAGCTTGGCCAGGTCTATGCCGCGCCCGGCCAAATAGGCCGCTGCCGGCGTC